ATCACGAGACTGTGGAGAGCATCTCAAAGCGTCGTAAACCCTTCACAGTGGATTACACGGGGTTTGGTTGGGTTATGATTAAGAACGGCGTCTTTGAGCGCATGGAGTACCCTTGGTTTGCTCCGAAGATGCAGGTCTTTGAGTCTGGTGCGGTTCAGGATATGTGCGGCGAAGATGCCTCGTTCTGTCTCGACGCAAAAGAACTCGGTATAGAGACTTGGTGCGATCCTCGTATTCGCGTTGGTCACGAAAAAACTCGCGTTATTTAATTCTTATTATTTGGAGGTATTCTTATGGCAAAAGGTGGTAGTAATAAAACGGTGTTTGAACCCGGAGCACCCAAGAAGACTCGTCAAGGGCGTTCTGCTCGCACACTTCTTTCCGCTACATCTCGCAATGGAAAGAAAAAGAGGTATCGGGGTCAAGGTAAATAATATAAGATGATAATTGCACATGTATCATTTAGATTGTTGCGATGAATGGAAATCAATTCATCCTCAAGATATGTGGGTATATAACAAACTCTTTCTAAATCAGTCTCTAGGGCATCTCTGTGGACCTACAGGATGCCCTGTTCCATATTCGGGATATTATATCGTCCGACCAAGTATTAATTTACTTGGTATGGGACGATTTTCTCGTATCGAATGGATTTATAAATCAACAGATAGTTTTCATCCTGCAGAATTTTGGTGTGAGATCTTTGAGGGATCACATCTTAGTGTTGATTTTCAAAATAAGAAGTCACAATTGGTCGTATTAGGTGAAAGAGATGATGATGAACCACTATATAAGTGGAAAAAATGGTCTAAAATAGATTATGAAGTTAGATTCCCAGAGATTTTAAATGATTTAAAGGGTAATTATGAGTGGATAAACTGCGAATTTATTGGAAATAAACTTATAGAGGTTCATTTTAGACGAAATCCTGACTTTAGATATGGGAATAGTGTTGCAATTCCTGTCTGGGACGATCATGAGTGTGATAAAAACGATACTATGGAGTACATTACTGATCCGGATTACCTAAGAAAAGGATTTTTTATCGATGTTCGGGATAGAAACCCCGTAAAAAGTTCTGATCTAACGAATCAGGAGTAAAAATGAACGATTTTTTGGACAATTTAGCTAATCACCAACACCAAAAGATGCTCAGAAAGATTGAAAATGATGAATTAAACCCAAAAAAGCATAATTTTCACGATCAAAATGAAATTCATCAAAAAATTCGCAATGATGATGACTATGATGACTGGGAATATGGAACCGAACCAACCTACGGAGTCTAAAAAACCCTAATAAATAAGTTAGATTTATAATTTCCCATGCCTGTAGAACGGGTAAGTAAAGGTTTCAAAGATTTAAGTATGACTTTTCAGGTTAGCCCCCTGAACTATGACTTAATGGCAATTAAAAATGAGACTGCTATTGCCCGTTCTATTAGAAATCTTGTTTTGACTCTCCCCGGAGAACGTTTTTTCAACCAAAATCTTGGATCGAACGTTGGAAGAACACTTTTTGAAAATATAAATGATCTTTCTTCATCAGTAATTCGTGATCAGATTAGAGAAACCATTGATTTATATGAACCAAGAGTTAGATTAACCAACGTTACTACATCTCCAGATTATGATAATAACGGTTACGATGTAACTATTGAATATGAGATCGTTGGTATTGATGTATTACCACAACAATTATCATTTGCATTACAGCAAACCCGATAGATGGCATTAGTTAATTTTACAAACCTAGACTTCGATCAAATTAAGACTTCGATCCGAGAGTATCTCAGATCGAACTCGGAATTTACTGATTACGACTTTGAAGGGTCGAATCTTTCCGTCTTAATAGATACGCTTGCTTATAATACATATATCACCTCATACAATGCTAACATGGTTAGTAATGAGGTGTTTATTGATAGTGCTACTCTTCGAGAGAATGTTGTTTCTTTAGCACGTCATATTGGATATGTCCCAAGATCAAGAAGATCTGCAAGAGCTGAAATATCATTTACAGTAGATACTACTGATTTTGGATCAAATCCAATTACATTAACTCTTAGAAAGGGGATTGTATGTACAACTTCTCAGGCATTTGGTAGAGAAAGTTATACTTTTACAATTCCTGATGATATTACTGTTCCAGTCGTAGATGGAATTGCATCTTTCAGTAATATTACCATTTATGAGGGTACATATTTAACTCAGAACTTCACCGTAGACGCAAATAATCCGAATCAGAAATTTACGCTTACAAATCCAAATATTGATACCTCTACAATTAGAGTTATTGTAAAAAATACACAAGCAAGTTCTGTAACTCGTAAATTTACTCTAGCAAATAATCTAATTGACGTAAAATCAACTTCAAAAGTATTTTTTATTCAAGAAATTGAAGATCAGAGATATGAATTGATCTTTGGCGATAATGTTTTTGGAAAAAAATTGGATAATTTAAATTATCTTGACGTATCATATACTGTTTGTAATGGCGAATCGGCAAACGGTGTATTTGTCTTCAATTTTAACGGTAGAATCGCTGATAACAACGGTAATGTAGTCTCATCGGGTATATCTGCCATAACGACCAATACAGAGGCAAGAAACGGCGCTGAGATTGAATCTGTAGACTCTATCAAGAAGTATGCAACTCGAATTTATTCATCACAAAACCGAGCTGTAACAACATCAGACTTTGAATCTATTATTCCAACAATCTATCCTGAAACTGAATCAGTTTCTGCCTTTGGTGGTGAAGATTTGAATCCCCCACAATATGGAAAAGTCTTTATTTCAATTAAACCATCAAATGGTGAGTTGCTTTCAAATTCGGCAAAGAGTAACATTAAAAATATTCTGAAAAAGTATAGTGTTGCTGGAATTGTAACCGAAATTATTGATCTCAAATATCTCTATGTTCAATATGAGTCAAATGTTTATTATAATGAGAACTTAAGTCAAAGTGCAAGTGCATTGAAGACAAAAATTCTGCAGAATATTCAGTCATATGAGGATTCTGCAGAATTGAACAAGTATGGAGCAAGATTTAAATATAGTAAGTTCTTAAAACTGATTGATGATAGTGATGATTCTATCACATCAAATATTACAAAGATTACCATTAGCAGAAATGCACAAGTTGCCTTAAATCAATTTGCCGAATATGAAATTTGTTTTGGTAATCAGTTTCATATTAAGAGTATGAGTGGGTATAATATTAAATCATCCGGATTTAAAATTTCAGGATTATCGGATACATTATATCTTTCAGATCTTCCAAATAGTGATGGAAAAACTGGTTCGATATTCTTCTTCAAGTTAAATTCACCAACTGAACCAGTTAAAATTATACAGAATGCAGGAACTATAGATTATGTAAAGGGAGAGATTAAATTAAATCCAGTAAATTTTGTAAGCACATCAAAAACCATTTCTGGAGTGTCAATTATTAAGATAAATGCAATTCCATATTCAAATGATGTGATTGGATTGCAGGATTTATATTTGCAACTAGATAGTAGTAATAGTTCATTAGATATGATTTCTGATGATATATCTTCAGGAACTAATTCTTCAGGATCAACATACACTGTAACTTCAAGTTACACAAACGGAGCACTTGTAATCAAATAAAAATATGTCAGAAACCAGAGTTAAAGTCAGTTCTATTGTTCAGAGTCAACTTCCTGCTTTTGTTAGGGAAGATTATCCTTTAGCAGCAGAATTTCTATCAGAGTATTATAAATCTCTTGAAAATAAGGGTGGTCCTTCTGACATAATTCAAAATATTGACAAATATGTGCAGGTTGATGCATTAACAAATCTTGTAGATTCTACAACACTTTCTTCTGGAATCACAACATCATCATCAACAATTTCCGTAGATTCCACTGCTGGTTTTACAACTTCATACGGACTTCTTAAAATTGGTTCTGAAGTAATTACATATACTGGAATAACAACAAATAGTTTTACCGGATGCATTCGTGGATTTAGTGGAATAACCTCATATCACGATCCTACTACTTCAGATAAATTAGTATTCTCAAGTACATCTGCAGCAACTCATGATTCTGGAGATACTGTAGTTAATCTGAGCAATTTATTCTTAAAAGAATTTTATAAAAAGGTAAAGAAACAGATTGTTCCCGGATTTGATGATAGAAATCTTTATTCTGGATTGAACAAATCACTGTTTATAAAGCAATCTAAAGATTTTTACTCTTCAAAAGGTACAGATCAATCAGTAAAAATCCTCTTTAAAGCATTATACGGCGAAGAAGTTGATGTTATCAAACCAAAAGACTTTTTAATCAAACCATCTTCAGCTGATTATGCCGTAAATAGACAATTAGTTGTTGAAAAAATAACTGGAGATATTGAAGATCTTGAAAATAGAACCATATTCCAAGATCAAATCGGGTCAATCAACGCTGCAAGTGCATCAATTTCAAAAGTTGAGAGAATTTTAAGGGGAAATAATGAATATTATGTTCTTTCAATTGATGATTCTGATGGATTAACCACTCCTGGAGTCATTAAAGGAACATTTACGATTCATCCAAGAACTTTATTGTCAGAGAGTGTTTCTTCAGGAGATTCTTCAATATCTGTAGATTCTACTGTAGGATTTCCAAATTCTGGTACTTTGATCATTGGTTCTCTAACTGTCACATACACCTCAAAGTCACTCACTCAATTTTTCGGTTGTTCCGGAATAAGTCGGAATTTTTCTTCGGGAGAAGAGGTAAGAATAAATGCATATGCTTATGGAACAACATCGACCGGAACTGCTACTTTTAGAGTTACTGGTGTACTCTCAGATTCAAATATAATCGGACAATCAATTGGATATGAAAAGGGACAAAAAATAAAAATCAATAGTCTTGGATACAATTCTAGTGATTATAATCAGAATAATTGGTTCTTCAATGTCCCAGTTTCTTATGATGTAGAGTCTTTAGAATTAGTCGATGAATCTGACTTTACATATGCGGTTTATTTTTATGAATCCAATAACTTACTCTTAGGTGATTCTGTTACCTTTGTTTCTTCCTCTGGGGCAGAGTTTACAGGATCTGTAGTTGCATATAACACAAGTACATCCATAAAAGTCAATGGTCAAGGAGAGTTGAATGTAAATGGGACATATACTCTCAGAAAAAATTTACTGAAGGTTGATGCACAGAATTATTCCAGTTTATCAAACTACAATAGCAACGTCCAAAATGTTTATGTTGATTTGGATGATGAGTCATTCTATGTTACATCTCCATCAATACCAACATATTTGAATCAATCATTGAATGTATCGAATGGATCTGCAACTTTTTCTGGATCTTTTTCAAGTGACACTGAATTGGTTATTGGACAGCATAGTTTTTTAACTGGAGATTCAGTTGTATATAAACCAATAAGTGGTAGTAATACACTTGGAATATCGACTAGTGTATATTTTATACAAAAAGTAAATGACACAACGGTAAGACTAGCAAACAGTCCATCCAACATATCGTCTGGAAAGTTTTTATCATTAACTGGAGATGTAACAAATAATCAATTCAAATTTACAAAGTTCACTTATGGGAGTGGTTTGGATGATAGAACTTTATCCCCACAAAAGATCATAAGAAAAATTTCGACTCCAGAAAAGTCTCTGACAAAATCAAAAACTACTTCTGGAACAGTTGGCATTTTTATAAATGGTGTTGAAATTGCAAATTATAAATCTAAAGATTTTGTACATTTTGGGGAAATTGAAAGTATTGTTGTTTCTAGTGGTGGACAGAATTATGATGTAATTAATCCACCAGTTTTGAATATTTCCGATCCAGTTGGATCGGGATCTTCAGTTTTCTGCTCTGTTGTTGGTGAATTGAAGAGAATTGACATTCTCGATCCCGGATTTGATTATCTAAGTGAACCAATTATTAAAATCAGTGGTGGTAATGGAAAGAATGCATCTGCAAAAGTTAATTTAGTTCAATTTGAACATTCTGCTACTTTTATTTCTTCTTCATTTAGCACCAATGTTGATCTGACAAATGATACTATCGGATTCTCAACGTATCATAAGTTCGCAAATGGTGAGGAAATAATTTACAGCACCCAGAGTGGAGTTAATGTTGGTGGATTAACTACTGGAGCAAAGTATTTTGTTTCTGTCAGTACCGCATCTTCAGTAAGATTACATAATAATTTTAAAGATGCTGTTTCTGGCATCAACACGATAAATCTGACTTCATATGGATCTGGAAATCATATACTAAAGTCTGTTAAGAAGAAAAACAAGATTGGTTCCATTTCGATAGAAAATTCTGGAAGTGGATACACAAATAGAAAGATAACTACAACTACTTCTGGAATTAACACCGCATCAAACACAATTAATGTAGAAAATCATGGGTATCAAAGTGGAGAAATTGTATCCTATTCAACTACAGGAACAGTTGTCGGTGGATTAAGTGAAACTTCTTATTATGTCACAAAAGTAGATGATAATAATTTTAGACTTTCAGCAGTTTCTACAGGATCTGTTGGAGTTAATACTGGAAGTCAGGACTTTTTCTACAATACTAAACAGTATGTAAATTTAACTTCTACTGGTAGTGGAACTCATATATTCAATTATCCACCAATTACGGCTACTGTTGTTGGTACAGTTGGAGTTACTACTTTTGCTGGACAAGATTTTTCAGCAAAAATTCAACCAGTATTCAGAGGAAGTGTAGACTCCGTTTTTGTTGAGGATGGTGGATCTTCCTACGGATCAGAAGAGATTATCAATTACAATCCTCAACCACAGTTCACAACACAATCTGGATCTGGTGCTCAGGTAACTCCAGTTATATCTAATGGAAAGATTCTTAAAGTCGTTGTTAACCTTGAAGGATCTGGATACAATTCGATTCCAGATTTGGTTATCAGTGGTAGTGGAACTGGAGCGGTATTGACTCCAGTAATTACCAATGAAAAATTAACTGAAGTTCGTGTTATTTCTGGAGGAACTTTATATGGAGATGATACAAGCATAAAGGTTGTTGCTGCTGGTTCTGGTGCTAACTTTGAATCTGTAACAAAAACATGGAATGTGAATTTAGTTGAAAAAAATATATTCACAAACCAAATTACAGATGATGATGGATTCTTGACAAAATCTTTTTACAATGACTCAGAACTTCAGTACTGCCATGCGTATGCTCCAAGAAAACTGAGAAGTTTGGTAGTATCGACAAATAATGTTGAAGATCTTAGATTAGTTAATGGTTTAGAATCTTCTTCTATATACCATTCTCCGATCCTTGGTTGGGCGTATGATGGGAATCCGATATATGGACCCTATGGATATTCCACCCCCACTGGAGGGGCAGTGAAGGCACTTACAAGTGGATATAAGATCTCACTTGCTAGTGGTAGGCCAAGCACCTCAATATATCCTGAAGGATTTTTTGTTGAGGACTACGTTATTGATGAAACTGGAGATTTGGATGAACATAATGGAAGATTTTGTATAACTCCAGAATATCCAAATGGAACTTATGCATACTTTACAACCATTTCAACAACATCTGTAGAATCCGAAGCTCCATTCCAAAATTATTTTAAACCAGCATTTCCATATGTAATTGGAAACACATATTATTCCAATCCAATCGCATTTAATTTCTCAAGAAATTCGAATCAGGATGATATTGATATTAATGAAACTCAGTGGTTGAGAAATACAACTCCATACAATTTGAATAGTGTTTATAGTTCCTATGATTATCTGTTTAACCCCAATAAGATTAGACAAAGTGGTGCGACAATCACTTCAATAAATTCTGGAAATGTGAGTTCTATTGGAATAGTAACTGGAGGAAAACAATACAAAGTTGGAGATGTTATTAACTTTGATAATTCAAAATCAGATGGTCTCGGAGTTTCTGCAAAAGTTTCACTTATTGGAGGAAAGTCGATATCTCAAATAAGTGTGGCATCTTCAACTATTGATAGTGTTGAATTTTATCCACTAAACCAACCATTTACCTTTGTTGGGTTTGCTACTCAGACACATAATTTAATAAACAATGATTTGGTTAGCATTACTGGAAAGTTTGATTATAAGCAATCTGGAAATATTACAGTTAAACCAAACACTCTTGTTGCCATAACAAGTCTTGCATCTACAGTATCTAGTGGATTGGTAACATATTTTTCCGTCTCTGGAAATTTGGATTTTCCAAATATTAAGGAGAATGATATTTACCAAGTTGGTAACGAAGAAATAAAAATACTTAACATAGATAAAAAATCTTCCAGAGTAAGAGTTCTCCGTAATCTTACAGATGTTTCTGGAATTCAAACATATTCTTCAGGAATAGCTCTTACAGAAAAATCAAGAAAGTTCCAAATAATTGCAGGTTTAACAACATCATACAATTTTAATGTAAACAAAGAACTATATTTTGATCCAACAGAATCTGTTGGATTGGGAACAACTGCTGGTGTTGGAATCGGATCAACATTAACTTTCAGCAATCCTGGTGTTGGATTAACTCAGGTTACAATTCCAACTAGAACGATATACTTACCAGATCATCAATTGAATACTGGAACAGAACTGATATATGATACAAATGGTGGAACAGGACTGTCAATATCTACGGATGGTGTTGCAAATTATACTTTATCCGATAATTCAATTGTATATACAGCAAAGATTACAAAAGATCTTATTGGAATATCAACAGTTAAAGTTGGTCTTGGCAGCACGGGAGAATTTGTTGGGTTAGGAACGACAAATGGTGTACTAATGTATTTCCATTCAGTTGGAACTGGAAATACTCATAGTTTCACAACAAACTACCAAAACATATTCTCAGCATCTGTAAGTAAAAATGTAGTAACTGTTTCAACTTCATCAACACATGGATTAACGACAGGAGATAATGTAGTCGTTGATGTTAAGACTGGAGTAACTACTACCTTTAACGTAAAGTATGATGCTTACAATAGAAGGTGTATAATTAATCCACGCTCATTCACTGCATCTGATATTGATGTGATAAATGACATCATTACAGTAGAAAAGCATGGATTCTATGATGGGCAAAAAGTAATCCATACCGCAGCGTCTCCAGCTGGTGGTTTAACAAATAACACAATTTACTATATTGTTGTCATAAGCGAAAATAAACTCAAATTGACAACATCAAAATATGATTCAAAACAAATTTCACCACTTTCAATTGTAGATTTAACATCTACATCATCTGGAACACTGTCTCCAATAAATCCTCCTATAAAAGTTATAAAAAATTCAGTTGTTGTATTTGATCTGTCAGACTCATCTTTGGCATATGTCAAATCTGGTGTATCATATCCAGCATTTGAACTCAACATTTATTCAGATCCACAGTTTTCAAATAAATTTGATAGTTCAAAGTCAACTACATCATTTGAAGTTTCCAAAACCGGAAATGCTGGTGTAGATGCTAATGCTAAAACAACATTATCATTTAATGATGATATATCCGGATTCTTGTACTATAGACTTGATCCTATAAATCTTGACGATAACACAGATGTTAATAAAGAAATTGTTGTTGATTACGAAACTGATAATAACAATAAGATTGTAACTCAAAATAGTTTGTATAGTGGAAATTACTCGGTTATTGTTGGAGTATCTACGGTTCAATTCCAATATAATGTTGCACAAACACCAGAAAGATCTTCATATTCCTCATCAGAGGTAACTCTTGATTATACAGTAAGTTCTGGTCTTGCTTTTGGTCCAATTAAGGATATTAAACTTCAAAATAAGGGAATAAATTATAAAAAATTACCTTTCATTAAATCAATTACCAGTGGAATAGGAACTGATGCAGTTTTAGAGGTTAATTCTGAAAATATTGGGGCAATACAAAAAACTTCTATTGATGATATTGGTTTTGATTATAGTTCAGACTTTTCAGTAAGACCATCTGCCCTTCTTCCATATAGTTTAAAAGTTGATAATCTTTCATCAATTGATTCTATCGGTGTAACTTCATCGGGAAGAAATTATACAGTATCTCCCGATCTTGTCTTCATAGATGGTTCAACAAATGAAGTCAATCCAGAGGTTAAATTAAATTACTCTGTTGATGATTTTACTGTTACAGTAATACAAAACTCAAAAGGTATAAGTAACATAAAACCAATTATTATTCCAACAAATAATGTAAATGGAGTTGGTGTTACTCTTGTCTCATACAATAGTTCTGAACAGAAAGTTGTTGTGTCTTTGGGACAAAGTTTCAGTGATTTGGCAAGTTTCCCATTTAATGTTGGTGAGAGAGTATTGTTAGAAAATGTTAGTGTTGGAGTTGGATCCACTGGATATGGATTTAATTCTGAAGACTATGGATATAAACTATTTGAAGTATCTGAGGTAACTCCAAATATTGGAGGAATTGGTGCAACAGTTGCATATAGCCTTTCAAATATTTTACCTTCAGGACAACTTCCTGGAGTTTTTGATGAAGCAAATTCTACATCCGCAAAACTTGTTCCAGAATCTAACTTCCCAATTTTTAATGTTACTCTTAAGAAAAATAATTTCCTTAAAGGAAATGCGTTAATTCCTTCAGGAAAAATTGAGGGATGGGATCCAGATTCGAATATTTTAACAGTTAACGTATCAAATAATCTTGAGGTTGGAGATATTATAAAATCAATCTCAGGATCTGAAGCAAGAATATTAGATATATCTACAAAGTTAACTATTTTTGATGTTGGAGAATCTTCGGTTGTCAAAAAATCTTGGACCAATAACGTTGGATTCTTAAACGATACCCTACAAAAGATTCCAGATAATGATTATTATCAAAACTTCTCATATTCAATTAAATCTCCCGTCGATTATGAAGATTGGGATGAAGTAGTTGACAATTTAACTCACACTTCCGGATTTAAGAAATTTGGAGATCTTGTAATAACAACCTCATCGAATGGTGTTGCCATTACAACTTCTCAAGATAGTGGTGACTTTTCATCATTAGTTGATCTTCAAGATGTTGTAGATCTAAATTGTTATCAAGACTTTGATTTAGTTTCTGAGAATAACATTAATGTTGGTGGAAAAATAAAATCAGATGAAATATCGTTCTCTTCTAGAACTTTACAAGATACAGTTCAATCTGTTGGAAATAGAGTATTGGAAATTGACAATATTTCCTCACAATTTGACACAAATCCAAGAGCAACTCGCTATTCATCAGTTGATACATTTGATCTATCTGATTTCCGTTCCAGAAAGTATGTTTATTTTGCAATAGATAGACTCAACGATACTGAAAGAGAAATTGGATTACTTTCTCTGGTTCATAATGACACTCAGGGATTATTAAATCATTATGGTGCTGTTTACACAGCATCTAATGTAGGAACGTTCGATCTAAATGTATCCGGATCTATTGGAAACTTATTATTCTATCCAAATAAGTATGCAAAAAATGATTATGGTATAGGACTTATTTCATACGACATTAAAGAAACCACGGGTATTGGATCAACTTCTCTTGGTGAAGTTGTAAGCATTGCATCCTCTAGCATAACGATTGCATCGGGAATTTCCTCAGCAACTACAATTGTTGGAATAGACACCACATACAGAGCTTCTAAGATTCTTGTTCAAATTGCAGCAACTGACGATTCTTATTTTGAATTTAATGAACTCACGGTTCTTCATGATGGAACTAATGTAGAATTACTTGAGTATTTCCCAATGGCAACCGATGATCTTTCTCTTGGTGGATCTGTTGGATTGGGAACTTATATTCCATCAATATCAGGATCTCAAGTAAATATTGACTTCAAACCAAATGCATCTCTTGGAGTCGGACACACAATCAATACTGTTAGGGTCTCCATTGCAGATACAAGTCTTAGTGGAGTTGGAACAATTACAACTAGAGACTCAAGGTTTGATTCACATTCAACATTAATTGCATCTTCTGGATCTCCAACTGCTGTAGGAATTGCATCATTTGATAATAATGATGGATACTATGGAGCATATTATTTTGTATCTGTTGAAGACTTGACTAATCAGGAGTATGAAGTAACTGAAATCGTTACTGTTACCGATGGAACTACGCCATCAATTTCAGATTTTG